TGGTAGTAAACCTTTAGCTATTGGATCGTATGCCATACCTTTACCGTTAACACCTTTTTTAACATTCAATCTAGCTACCATGTTTCTTACTGTTCCATCTTTCTTAATGAACTCAATAGAAAAAATAGTGTTTTCTGCTGTTTGAATCTGTGCTAATACTGTAGTAAAATCTTTCATAATATTGTGTTTTAGTAATTGTGTTTTACAAATATATGTAATAATTTTCTAATACCAACTATTAAATTAATATTATTTTAAAAAAAGCATAAAAAAAGGAGGGGCACAACCCCCTCCATAAACACAAACAAAAAAACACACCCCTATAGAAAGGGTATAGACTCTTAATTTACCTCGTTAAATAACATTATAAATGTATCCTCTGAGATAGCACCAGTTAATAATAGTAAACCTAATACTACTATTATAACCGCTGTTAATTTCATTTTGTTTAATTTGTTCTTACCAACTACCTCAACACCATCTACGATTGTTTTAGCACCTTTAGAACTCATTAACCAATTTCCTACTAATCCTATTACTTTTTTCATTTCTTTTGTATTTCGTTAATTATCTCAAGCTCTAATATGTCAAAATCTCCTAATATATTTAAAAGCTCTTTATAAGTTGTTTTTGAATGACCTATAAAGTTTTCGCTTTTAGTTCTACCTAACAATATACAACCATGAGTATCTTTATCCGTATTACCTGAGTGTATTCTAATACCTGAGAAACTTATACCGTTATCATCTCTTACCGTTAAATCAGGTTTATTATAAACTAAAGGCATTAACTGTTTGAACCTATTAGAGTAGCTTAAAGTAACTGAGTATTTACCACAAGGTATAGCCGTTTCTCCATAGACTTTAACTCCTTTTGGTCTTGCAATGTCCTCCAATGTATAGCAGAACTCAACACCATCAATAAAAAGCCTACCTATAGTACTTTTACTTGTGTAAATATCTCTAATTAATGTAAGCTTCATTCTATTTACTTTGTTCTTTATTGATATTGCAAATATAACTATTTTTTTTTGTTAAACTTGCTCAACTAAAAAAAATATCAGACTCAGACTAGCCGAATATATCAGCTATTATTTTACACTTACTTTGTAATAAATTAAATTTACACTTTCTATTTATATATATATTTATATTGTTTTATTTTCTCTTTCCGCTTCTAATACTGAAAGCCTTTGTTGCATTTCTTCTTCATTTGAAAACTCTTCAACATTCGGCTGTCCTGTTGTTAGTACATTACCTACATCAACACTACCATCAAATAAAACTGATAAATCGTTTGAATATATTATGTAATAGATTGTACTGTGTTCGGGTTTTATTGTTGTACTTGCCATTATATTAATTATTAATTGTTTTTATATTCCTCCTCCGTCGGTAATTGTCCAACCTAGAGTTGAAGTTAAGTAGTTCCTTGCATCTTCGCTTTGACCGCCTATTTCATATTGAGCCGACCCAAAATGTGCGGGCACATTTGACTGCAATGATTTTGTTGCGGTTGTTCCATTCCAACCTGTCCAATGTATTAATAAAAGTTGATAAGTTGTTGAATCAAAATTATTGACAGAGTGAGACATCATCGAAGACATAGTGCTAATCAAAGGTATATCAGTGTCTAAAAGAAACGACCAATCAGTAGAAGTAGTGGCACGAAAAGCGCTGTTAAGTTTAGTGCAATTATCTAAATTTAGGTTCAGATTTAATATTTGTATAGATTGAAAACAGTTGTTAGAGTTAGAAGATAAAAAGAAAGTATCAGCTATGTTAATAAAACCAGCACAGCCACCAATACAATAAAAAGCTGAACTAAAGACCGAAGGCTTATAAGTACCAGCATTAGTGACAATGAAAGGCTTTGCATAATCAGGAGAATTAAAACCCAATTGATAGTTTAAAATGCCGCTAGTTACGTTTATTTTTATCTCATAAATTCCAGAGGTTGAATAAAAATGAGTTGAAGAAACAGCAGAAGTTACTACAGTTGTTGAAGAATCACCCCAATCAATTATGTAATTAACTGCACCAGCATGGGAAGGAGTAAACCTATACCTATTAAGCCCGTCACCCAATGAGGTGTTAATTTTAAAAATAAACTCACTGTCTGTGTTAGGGTAAACTTGATCAGATCCAATAAAAACTTTACTTACTGCCGTTGTTCCTATTTTTACGTTTGTTATATCTAAATTTCCTATCTTCATTATACTATAAAATAAAGAGTATCTGAGTCAGGTGTTAAAGCATCATACTCAGCTTGTGTTACGGCAGAAACAGCACTAATATTATAAGTAGTGCCAACACTTTTACTAATAAAATCACCACCGCCACCAATAGCAGACCATATAGAGCCATCATAAGAGTTTAAAGCGTCTGTAGTTTCATTATAACATAAACTACTTTTTTGAGGTGTAATTGCGTTCCAAGCAGTACCATCGTATCTAACCCAATCACCTAAAGCAACTGTACCCCAACCAGCGTTAACACTTGCACCACTTGATAGCACATAAATATCACCACTATTACTAGTTGGAGGAGCTACACTACCATCTACAAAGTCTAAAGCAGCTGGTAAAACTAATTCGTCAGTAGATTCTAAAACCCCTAACTCATTCCTCCAAGCTACATCTCCATTATTAGCACCGCTAAACCATTTAGGATTATGTATATCACCCTCTGCACTTATGTTTTTATGTAATATTGCCATTAGCTATAAAAAATTAATCCTTTCTTATTAACCTGTGGAGTATCTGCACATTCGTTAAATAAAGGGTATTTAGTACTATTATTATCTTTTACCTCATCAATATAAGTTACCATATCTTTACGCCAAAAATCGGCTTTATTCATATAGAAATCTCTACTTTGTGAGTATTCAAAGCTCTTAGTTTGATCGGTAAACTCAGTATCATTACTCATAGCACCCTGATTAGTTAGCTGAGTATGTACCTTTGAATAACACTCATAAACTATATAATGAGCTAACATAGGTTTAATAAAGCTTTCTAGTAGTGTAGAGTTATCAGTCGTTAAAGTGTTTCCCTCAATCTGAGTTAATATTTCATTGTAAAAGTCTTTACCTAATACACTTCTTACATATTTACGCTGACTTGTAATTATGTAGTTATCAAAGTATGTTTGATCAAAAGCTAAATCATCAACCGCTAAACTCTTAACCTCTGTTGAGGTCATTATATTAGTATTAAATGCCATCTTTGTCCTCCTCTTTATCTTCCGTAGTTTCTATATTCCCTACAGAGTTTTGATTAATAAAATTCTCACCTCTTAAATCATCTTCCAAAGGTTTTAATCCTAACATTGATCTACCCTCATTAATAGTTGTTACAGCATTAATATCTAAACTGCCTGAGTTACCTACTGGAGCTACATTTAAAACACTAATCTCTATGTTATTCCATTTAGTATCTCTTTTGATAATTCTATTAATAGCTCTTAATAAAGGCTCTTGATAATCAGGAATTACTACAGAGTTCATAAACTTGTCGTACTCATCTTTTACCTGTTGGTTACTTCCTAACTTTCCAGCAGTTTCTAAACCAGCAATACCAGGAGTAATTCTATGAGCTACAATAATAGCTTTTTCTGATAGATTAGATAAAGTTAGAAACTCTCCCTCTCTTTCATTTTCTAGCTGTTGTATTACTGCCGCTTGCTCAGGTGAATCTAATAACTCAATTAATATTTTGTCATTCTTTCCCTCACCTACATAAGTATCTTTAATCTTATTAACGTATTCCTGTGCATTCATACCGTCAGGAACTTCTCCAAACATTTGCATTAATACACTAGGAAAAAACCCGTTATCAAATTTATCAATATTGTATTTAGGTATTCTATATTCTATATCAATCCAATTTAAAGCACCTACATAATCAGGTAAACCGTAGTAATTAAACTCAGGATACTTTCTCATTATGTGTAATAAGTACTCACTTTTTTGACTTCCATCGTAAAAAGTAAGCTTACTATTAATTGGGTATTGACTAGTTGGAGCATTACTGTTTAAAATATCTCTCCAAAAGTTAGATATG